CAATGTCTATCAGCTTCCCAAGTTGGTGCTGCGCACAAGCGAGATAGATGGTGGTTATTGGCTTACCGTTCCAGAGATACACTTTCCAACACCGCGAGCAAACTCGGCAATGGCAGCCGAATTAACGGAAAAGACAGCGAAACACAAATTCCGGAATCTGGAAACTGTTGTTGCGATGGGAATGTTTCCAACACCAACATCACACATGGCAAAGGAAACGAATGCTCCAAGCGAAGCGAACAGGAATCAACCAAGCATGAGCGCAATGTTCGGCGGCAAGCTAAATCCGACATGGGTGGAATGGTTGATGATATGGCCTATCGGATGGACGTACACGACTGGGTTCAAGAAGAAGCGCAAGTCGGGCGCGTCACAGGCGAAACAGAAAACAGGGCAAACAGATTGAAGGCTTTAGGAAATGGACAAGTACCTTTACAAGCAGCCGCAGCTTTCTCATTATTGTGGGAAATGATGGAGGTTACTTATGGCTGAAAATACAGAAACAGAACTGGACAAAGTATTTAGCGAGAGCGAGCTGCGCGGCATCTGTGATATTTGTGGATGTTATAGCACAATGCTCTTGGATGGTATATGCCAGAAGGCAGTATGCCAGCGTTACTTNGAAGAGAATAAGCACTATCCAGTAGGGAGGCGGCTTGACACATAAGCAAAACTTATGTTTGAATGCGTTTGCATAAGAAAAAATATCAAATTATTTCAGAGGTGAGTATGGCAGGTAGAGGTGGAGCAAGAAAAGGTGCAGGACGTAAGAAGGGCGGCACAAACAAAAGCACTCAAAATGTGAGGGATATGCTGGCTGCAAAGGGCGTTGACCCTGTAGAGGCTATGGCTGACTGCCTGCTTGATGCTTTAGAAGAAGGTAATCGCCCAGAGATTATGATGATAGCAGAGAAACTAGCTCCTTACCACAGTCCAAAGCTCACAGCATCAAAAATTGAAGCTGAGGTTGTCGGTCTTACCTACGAAGATAAGCTTACATTACTCGATAAATGAGTGGTCTAACAGCCCAAGAGCGCAGGGTATATACAGCACTACGCACAGACTTTGAGCATTATGCCGAGAGGTGCTTGGTCATCAGAACCAAGTCAGGCTCAGTTGAACCTTTCATACTCAACAAGGCACAGAAGTATCTCCACAACAAACTAGAGGAACAGAAGCGCAAGACAGGAATGGTCAGGGCGTTAATCCTCAAGGGTAGGCAGCAGGGCTGCTCCACATATGTTGGTGGACGATACTATTGGCTAACCACACAGAACAGAGGGTTCAAGACGTTTATCTTGGCTCACATGGCTGATGCAACAGATAACCTATTCAAAATGGTTAAGCGATACCACGAGCATTGCCCAGATATTGTGAAGGCGGCAACATCAACAACGAATAGGAAAGAGCTTGTGTTCGGCGTACTCGATTCGGGTTATGCGTTAGGTACAGCAGGCTCGCCAGATGTGGGGCGTTCTGATACCATTCAGTTATTCCATGGCTCAGAGGCAGGGTTCTGGACAGGTACTGATGGCATCACCACTGGTGTTCTCCAGACCATACCACATGCAGCAGGTACGGAGATTATTCATGAGAGTACAGCGAACGGCATCGGTGGGTTCTTCCACTCACAATGGCAACAGGCAGAAGCTGGGGGGAGTGAGTATCAAGCCATCTTCATACCGTGGCACTGGCAGGATGAATACGCTATTCAGCCACCTGATGATTTTACCCTCAGCACTGATGAATCAGAAATACAGGATGCTCATGGGCTTACGATTGAGCAGATGTACTGGCGCAGACAGAAAATTGTCTCATTCATGGGCGATGGCTCTGATGGTTTATGGAAGTTCAGGCAGGAGTACCCACTTGATTCAATCGAAGCTTTCCAGACAAGTGGCGAGGACTCACTTATCAAGCCAGAGGCAGTCACCTCAGCACGAAAAATGGTTGTGCAGAAACAGAAACAGGCGAACATAGTCGGTGTTGATCCAGCGAGGTTTGGCAAAGATAGAACGTCTATTGCATGGCGTAATGGTCGTGATGCTTACGAGATCAAGTATTACTCAAAGAAAGATACGATGGAAGTCGCAGGCATATGTGCGGAGATTCTTCGCAATGAAAGGATTGATCGAATGTTCATCGATATTGGCGGTCTGGGTGCTGGTGTTGTTGATCGTCTGCACGAACTTGGATTCCGCACAGTGGTTACAGGTGTTAACTTTGGTGAGCGTGCCATAAAGTCTGAAAGGTTCGTGAACAAGCGAGCTGAGATATGGGGTGAGATGGGCAACTGGTTGAAGGAGGGCGAATGCTCTATCCCAAACAGTGATGAGCTGCATGCCGATTTGGTTGGTCCATGCTATGGCTATGACTCGGCAGGACGCTTGAAGCTTGAGAGCAAGGATGATATGGTTAAGCGTGGGTTGAGATCACCAGATGGTGCTGATGCATTGGCACTGACTTTTTCATATCCTGTTGCATCACCTGGAGTGGCTGCACAAGGAATGGTGGTGAATAATATGGATTGGAATCCATTAGCATAGGAGGGTGAGATGAACAGGAAACTATCAGGCATTAAACCAGGGCAGAAGCTAGAAATAGAATTTCCATGTGGTCTTACACTCGATGAAGGTGTGGCTCGTGCCACTCTGTGGNGGNATGATGTAGGTCGTATCATCCTGAAGCAAGCATGGGAGCAGGCTCAGACTGCAAACGATGAGGATATGTCAGCCAATGATGGCATTCACCGTGGTTTGTTGTTTGACCAGATGAATGTACGAGAGCAGCACAAGATTGTTATGATGTGGTATCAGCACAAGTGGCGAGATGAGCAGGGCATCATAGTACATTGAAGACTATTGAGATTCGTAGCGATGAGCCGTATGTGTGGTTCGTTGTGTTTACTGATGGGGATGGGGCTTTTTGGTGGCAGCGATTGTTAAAGCCTGGCTTCCGTCATTGCTTCGTGGTGAGAGCTGAAGGTAAGAAGACGATGATGATCTCACACAAGGGCTTTCGATTGAGTGTGGATATGCTCAAGATGTACTGCGCTGATTTTGTTCAGGCTCAGGTTATGGGTGGCTACACTGTAGTCCGATACCAGTATCAGCCGATACCAAAGCCAACCTATCGCAGTATTATGACGTGCGTATCAGTGGTGATAAACGCCATTGGAATTACTGGCATACTTGCATTAACTCCATATTCTCTGTATCGTGCGTTGATTAGCAGGCAGGCAAAACGAGTGGAGGTGTCGGTATGACATCAGTTGTGGATAAAATAGCAGGCACAGATATATCAGGCAAAAAGAAGATGGCAAGAGTTACTGACCAACAGAACAAAGCACTTGCAGGTCAGCGTGCTGAACAGGCTAAGATTCAACTACAGCAGAAGAAAGAGTCTGAAGCTATACAGTCACAAGAAGCACGCAGACTCGCATCATCGAAGAAGGTACGTGGTGGCACAGCAGGGCGCAGAAGCCTTATGAGTGGAGGGTTTAAAGGCGTGCAAGATAAGAAGGCAACACTAGGATGATGTCTCCCGAAGCTTTACTAACCCGATACAAAACAGCGTCAGCTATTTCAGAGCAGTGGCGTGATATGCTCGATGATGCATATGAGTTTGCCATTCCACAGCGTAACACATTCTATCAGCGCACAGTCGGCGAGCGTAAAGCGACCAGGGTATTCGATTCAACAGCAGAGCGTGCGGTAATCACATTTGCTAATCGCTTGCATTCAGACCTCACTCCTCCATTCCAGAAGTGGGCAAAGCTTGCACCAGGTCCAATGCTGGGTGAAGACCAAGAGGAACAGGCTGAGAAGATTCTTGATAAAGCTAACGAGACATTGTTCGCATTGATTCAGCAGTCTAACTTCGATTCAGCAATCAATGAATTTTACATTGACTTAGCTATTGGTACTGCATGCCTATTGATTCAACCTGGCGGTAAGCGACAGCCGCTGTCTTTCCAGTGTGTGCCTATTGCAGAGGTATCACTAGAGGAAGGTCCTAATGGTACGATTCATGCTGTGTTCCGTAAGCATAAAGTCAGGGCTAGGCTTATCACAGCTACATGGACTGATGCAAAGATCCCCACAGAAATCAATCGACTGATGACCGAAGAAGCGAGCAAAGACCATGAGGTCAAGCTGGTTGAGTGTACATACTACGATATGGAAACTGACCAGTGGATGTATGAGGTCATTGACCCAGACTCCAAGACTTGCATGGTTAAGCGTGCATCACGCACCAGCCCATTTGTTGTTGCTCGTTGGACTAAGACTCCAGGCGAAGTGTTTGGTCGCGGTCCTGTTATCTACAACCTCAACGACATCAAAACCACCAACAAACTAACTGAGCTTGAGCTGAAGAATGGCACACTGGCTGTCACTGGTGCTTATATGGTGGCGAATGATGCTGGCGTTAATCCAAACACATTGCGTGTTGTACCCGGTGCATTCATTGCGGTGAATCGCACAGCAGGTCCTAATGGTCCATCCATTGCTCCATTGCCAAGAACTGGCGACTTCCAGGTGGTTGAGGTTCTTCGTGAGCGTCTGCTTACTGGGATTAAGCGTGCGTTGTTTGATGAGCAGTTACCACCACAGTCTGGCTCGGTTCGTTCAGCCACTGAGATTATGGAAAGGGTTAAGGAATTATCACAGGCAACCACAGGTCCGTTCGGACGTTTGATGTCTGAGCTTATCAATCCATTCATGGCTCGTTCACTTGAAGTTATTGATGAACAAGGCTACCTGGATGAATCATTCGATGTTGATGGCTTGATGGTTTCCACAATGGTTCAATCACCACTGGCTCAACAGCAATCCATGGACGATGTGCAGAAGGTTGTACGTTGGATGGAGCTGTTGAACTCATTGGTTGGGCAAGAGGGTGCAATGCTTGGTGCTTCCATGGAAGATATACCAGAGTATTTGGCTGAGAAGATTGGCGTACCTGAGAAGCTCAAGCGTGATAAAGATGCTCGTGAGAAGATACAAGGCGCAGTTGCTAAGATGTTGGCAGGCATGATGGCACAGCGTCAACAGGCAGGTGGTGCGGCAGCACCTACTGAGCAATCGGAGGGTGAGCCTCCGCAGCAATAGGAGAGTGATCGATGGAACTTGATGGATTAGAGAAGGATTTATTCGGCGTTGATGAACGTAAGCAGCATGAGCAGATTAAACAGGCTTCTGATGTTTACGACATTGACGTGATGTTGTTGGGTGCATTCAATACGCCACGAGGCAGGAAAGCACTTCAATACATGACTGATTTCTCCAATCAATTTGCGGCAGACCCAAGCCTTGGATATGACAAGGGCGCAGCGTATGGATTCTTCGCTGAGGGTATGAAGC